ATTTATCCATGTAGTTGGGATAGTATTAAGTATTATTTTAACAAGTTAGGATTTCAGAATTACAGTTCGTATATTAATTAAATAACCGTTCCGAGTACGGGGGATAAGATAGGAAAGGAACGGTTCAAACCGGGTAGCACTGGGGCACGACGGATGAAATAATGCCGGCCCCCGCTCCCATTTAAAAGGTGGACATGATGGCCACCACGCGAAGGCACGGCGCACTCCAACAGTGAGTGTTAAGTCGGCCATGGAGGTCCGCAACGTTGGGCCTCCATTTTTTTATTAGGACAACACAGTTTACGTTCATATATTTAAATAAAAAAGGTTATGACAAAAAAACAATTTCACTCAGTTATTAACAAAGACGTTTACACCTATATGGAACAATATTTTCCAGAATTCACCATTGATGATAGTGAAGGATATGGTAGAATATACTTTTTGGATTCCACGTCATCTAATCCGGCCGACGACAGCATACAATACCATCAATCAAGGCATGAAGTGTGTACACTGAATTGGGCTAGCGAACGTGTGAAGGATGTTGAACGTGAATTGGAGAGCTGGATAAACGCCTTAATTAAACAATATCAATAGGAATACAAGTTATATAGTTGTATATTTAAGTATAAGAAAAAAAGTTAGTCAGGTGGCGGAATTGGTTAAACGCAACTCTATAAATGGGTGTATTACAATAACATTGAAAACAGTAATACAACTACAGGTTCGAATCCTGTCCTGACTACTTTCCTTATTTTCACCATATGTATAATAGAACATAAAAGGGATCCTCACAGTAGGACAACGAGAAGTGAATGCAAGTCAGGACTGTTCTCAACCACAATAAAGTTCATCCGCATATAAAATAAAGAGGTCTTAGTAGCTCCACGTTCCAGCACTAAGGGTGACAGCAAAAATATGCACCAAAAATATACAAAGCTGTTAACTGTAGCAAAATTCGGTAAAAAGTAGGTGTAAAGGTGCCTCAACTATAAGAAACGAAAACTGCATTGTGGACATAAAAAACGCTGGCATTTTTAAGCCGGCCATCTTACTGTTCAAATATTAGGAATACAAGTTGTACATTCGTATATTTAAGTAAACGAAAAAACGAAAATATGAAATATTCTGATTTCTTAGAAAATAGAGGCCCCCAAATTAGGAATGATATTGAAAAATATTTTACTGAATTGATATATAATCATCTACCAGTAGAACCTAAAATGAGTGATGAAGAAGCAGATAAATGGATGGATGATAATGTTTATAATGATAATGAAGCTAAAAAATATCTTTCCCCGTTATTTGATTTTATTCAATCCAAAATTGAAACAGCTAAATTAATAAAATAAATCAATTAGGACTACACATTTTACAGTCATATATTTAGTCAACCAATAAAACATAAAGATATGTCAGTTACAAAAGCAAATCAACTATCAGAATACCAGTATTTACATTTACTAGACGTAGCGAAATCGTTACGTGGAGCTTATTTACGATTAAGCAAAGACAATTGCTACAGAGTATATACTGAAGCACGAAAAGACGGATTGCGTAGTAAAATGTGTATGGGAAAGGTTAATAAAGAGGCAATGGCTAAACTAAACGGTGTAGTTGAAGCTTTATATCCACACCTAAACATTGTGTTTAAGACATCTGATAAGACTCATCCGTGGACATATGGTGGGGTAAGTATTTTCATTAAAGTAAAATAATAGGATTACAAGTTAAACATATGTATATTTAATTAACTTAAAAAACATAAATATGAAAAAAGTAGTTTTATTGATTATGACTGTATTGATGATGTCTGCAGTTGCGAATGCTGATACAACTGATAGAGGTAAAAAGCATAAGAAAAAGAAGCATAAAACACATCAGAGCAGTCATCATGGTTGGAAAAACGTTTCAACAGGACGTACATGTAATAAGAAACGTCGTCATTAAGAATATTATTAATGTTAGTTTATTAGTGGGGCGGGTGCTTAAGCCCGCCCATTATTATTTTCAGTTACGTTATTAGGATTACAAGTTAAACATTCATATATTTAATCAACTTAAAAAACGTAAATATGAAAATTAAATTCGAAACATTTGACGAAACACCATTATTTGGGGAATGTACAACAATTGAAGATTCAATTCACGAAGCGCTTTGTTTAGCGATTCATGAAGGTAATGAAGATGCGTTAGAATGGTTACAAGAAAATGTAATGAATATTGAATAAATAATTAATTAGGACTACACGTTAATACATTGTATATTTAATTAACTTAAAAACGTAAAAACATGAACGAAAACGAAGAATTAATACACGGTCTACAATTAAACAATATTGAACAAGACAAGATAGCAGCGTTAATTGAATTAAAAACAGCAGCGGCTAAATTAGGATGGACATTAGATAACTACGATGAAGCGGGAGATGGATTGTATGTTACGTTTGCTATTTTTAAATAAATAATTAATTAGGACTACACGTTAAACAATTGTATATTCAAGTATAAGAAAAATAAATAATTAAAAACTTAAAACAACTAAAAAATAAAGGTTATGAAAAACGAAAATCAAAACATCGAAACAGTACAGTTAGGTCGTCCTGTTAATCCGAATTCAGTTCGTCAACAACGATTAGCTGAGTTAGAAGCAAAACGTAATAACGGAGAATTAAAACGAGGACGTCCGGTAAACGGGACATCAGCACGTCAAGCTAGATTAGCTGAGCTAGCAGCTAAAGCTGAAGCGAATGGTGGTTCAATTAAACGAGGACGTCCGTCAAATGGCGAATCAGAACGTCAGAAACGATTAGCTGAGCGTGCTGCTAAAGCAGCGAGTGGAATTGAAATTAAACGCGGTCGACCAGCAATGGTTAAAGCTGAAGTTAGTAAGTAAGTTGTGTTTATGTTTTAAGTAGGGTAGTCCGTTAGGACTACCTTATTTTATCTCATATATTTAAGTATAATAAAAACGAAACATATGAAACTGAAGCAAATATTATTAAACATGTTAGCCATTATTATGGCGTTTGAATTTATTGGAACAAGTATATTGTGTATCAAGTACCCGAACTGGGGTGGATTGGTGGTTATTACTGTGTCTGCGATTGCATTTGTGATTGCGTTTAATAAAGCATTTTTCTATAAGTACGAACATTAGGATTACATGTAGTACAGTTGTATATTTAATCAACCAATAAAACATAAAACATATGAAACTAGGTATTGTAATTGCATTGTTAATAGCCATTGGAGCTATAGTAGGTGAGGTAATGTGCATCGTTAAAGCCGTTAATTGTAACTGGGAACCAATTGGTAAAGCAGAAATTGTATACACAGGTGCCGCGTGCGTAGGCCTTGGAGCAATAGTAGGATATATGGATATAGAGGATAAATAATAGGACAACACAACATACATTTGTATATTCAGTCAACCAATAAAACATAAACACATGGAAAAGGCACTTAGATGGTTCATCATTATCGGATTAGCAGTAGCGGCTGTAATAGGACATATCAACGTATTAAATACGGCTGAAGAAGGTGGGTGGATGTTTGCAGCATGTGTTGGTATCCAATTTTTTATCCTGTTGTGGGGTTTACGGGTTGCCAAAAAATTAGGTGTATAGGAAGGGTGTATATATGCGTACGTACGTATGCAATTATACATAATATCCCATGCGCGCCGTCGTCCATATAGCGGGCGGGCGCGCTGGACTTGGATATGGACCAATTCCCACATCTTATACGATCTTTACGCCCCGATTAGTATATACGTATATACATATATACCCATAAACATATCCAAATTTCCAAATAACCCTTTTTACCAAACTCTCCAAGGGACGCACCCCACCAAAAAAACGATCTTTTTACCATCGACAAAGTATATACGTATATATTGACATTGGGAAGAAAACTTCACATATTTATATACAAAACATTCACCTAATGAATTTAACAGAGATCTACATTAATGTATTTTTTGAAAATTTTTTTAAAGAACTACAAGAAGAGTATCCATTAAATGAAGAAGCAAATCCAGCTCTTCAAGAGTTACTTAAAAAAGCAGACGAACTTGTTTTTAAAAAGTTTGGTATTAATCCAAGTGATAAAGTTTACTTTATAGCAGGTTCAGCAGCCTTATATTTATTTCCAGTTTTAAGAGATAGATTAGATTTACGTAGTACAGTAGGTGATTTAGATATTGTTATTCCAGATCCTAAGTATTGGAAACAAGCAGGTCTCGAAGGACAAACTGTCTATCGTCCAGGAGAAGACAAGCGTATAGAAGCGTTTATTGGGTGGGATCCTTCCAAAGCAGGTGGTGAATATGCTAACGTATCAGTAAGAAGTACCTCAGATATTTTGAAAGATTCATTTCAATCTCAAGGCTATTGGTTTATGAGTTTGATAGACATTTTTGACTATAAAATGAAGTTAGGTCGTCCTAAAGAAAAGGATATTCTTGATAAAATCAAAGCATACCAAGAAGGAACTATTGCCGATAAAATTGGTTTATTAAGACAATTACTTTCGTATTATAAGAAAGAAGATATTAAAGCAACAAGTTAGGATTTCCAAATTTTATTTTATATATTTCAGTATGAAAAATTTATTAAAAATAATCCTCGTATTTGTTTTGTATTATCTTATTGGTAGTTTTATTGCTTGGGATCTAAACGTAGCTCATTGGAGTTGGTGGGGTAGATTAGTTTGTTTAGTATTTGCTACTTGGGGTGCATCCAGAGCACTCGAAGATTAGTATATACATATATACGTAGGAAGGTTGTAAATGTTAAGGCATGGTGCTATAAAAGGTTATGAAAAAGATTCCAACAATTAAATCTATCTCTCTTGAGGAAGCAGAAAATTATATTTCTCAAGATGAAGATGTGCAAAATTCTTCAATTTATTATTTTACTATGTCCCCATTGGATACACCTTCTGGTATTGATGGAATGTGGGATATAACTTATTATACTCGAAGACCTAAAAAGACTGTTCCAACTGATGGAATGGGAGATGATATCATTTATGTTATGTCAAATCCTTCAATTCCTGGTTTGTTGAAAATAGGATATACACGAAAAGAAATTGGTATTCGAATTAAGGATTTATCTAAAGCAACAGGCGTTCCTACGCCGTTTAAGTTGGAATACGTGTTTAAATGTTATAATGGACTACAGCTTGAAAGTGACATACATAAGCATTTAAAAGATTTTAGACCGAACAATTATCGCGAATTTTTTGATGTGACGTTAAACCAAGCTATAGAAGCCATTAAATACTTGGGAGAAAGTTATATTTAACTTGGATTACAAAATATCTATTATTATATTAACAATAAAAACAAATTAAAAATTTATTTATGAAACAATTTATTATCTTAGCTGCACTAGTTACATTTTTAACTTCATGTGGTGGAACTCTAACTGAAACTATCCCTGCAACTGATTCTGTTGCTGTTGATACTACTAAAGTTGACACTTCTGCTTGTTGCAAAGATTCAGTTAAAAAGAAATATGACATGTATGATCAAACTCGTATAGTTGTAAAGTAATTAGTGTATTAGTATTTGATTTTGAATTGCTTCATATTTATGGGAAACCATATATGAGGCAATTTTTGTTTTAAAATAATTAGGGAAAATGTTTTTTAAAAATAAATTAACTTTAATTGATAGATCTATAGATTTAGTAGGTTATTTATTTAAAACGCTTTTTGATATTTTTAAAATGAATATAAACAATATATTTAACTTATTTAACGATCAGCCTGATCAATCTCAAGATGACGAAACGTCATTATTGGTAGATTTTTCGGAACATCCATTTTATTGGATTGGGGGGTTTAATAAGGTAATTGCTAACCATTCCTATTTTCAACAATATACTGTTAAAATGTTTAAAGATGCTTCTCCAAGTTTGGATGAAGATGAAATGGAAAAGGCAGGTAATCATTTAATGTTTGAAAAAGCCTGGGAATATATAAAAGATATAAAACTAAACAATCAGTTTCATGTTGAATGTTTGGGGAAAAAGGCGTCTTTTGGGTTTTGTAAAAACTTAGAATATGCCGTACAACATTTTGAGCAGTATGAAGAATATGAAAAGTGTGCCTTACTCAAAGGTATTGAGGTAAAAGTTAAAGAGTTTTTAAGGTAAACTTGATTGACTATTTTTTCACCCGTATATTAAAATTACGGGTTTAAAATAAAGATTTAGGAATTAAAGGGAATGAATGAGGGGGGAGATTATTTCCAATGGTTATATCTGGTGATCAAACGATTGAAATATGATTTATCACTGATTGGAATTACATATTCATTATTCGTTACATAGTTATAAACTTTAACTGAATCTAGAGGATATGTTTTAAGTAAATTATTTTGCTGTTTAGATATATTAAATACAGCTAATATTTTACAACTCATTCTTTTTGTACTTCCTATTACAATAGGTTGTTGTGTTTTAGGATATAGTGTTATTACAGTAGAATCTGAACAGTATGTTTCTAATGGATCTCCTTTTTTAAATGTAATAGGTTTAGGCATTTTGTCTTTATAATACAATTTTAAAGTCATTATAAATTCATACCCAGGCATATCTACATTTTCAACTATTGGTTGAAGTATAAAACTAGAATCACTATTCAGTACTAATGGAGCTGGTTGAGGTAGATCAATTTTAATCTCTCTTGCACTTCTATCTATAGTTGTTAGACTCATAAAGAATCCTAAACATAATACTACCAGAAAAGTTGAAATGGAGAATTTCATGTATCGTTGTATTTAACCATAAATATAAGATTTTTTAATTTTAACTTGGAATTCAAAAAATTATTTTGTATATTAAATTTATAAAAAATATATTATGAGAAATAGAGAACCAGTATTACGTAAATTAGATAGTTTAGAATCTAATACCAACAAATTAGTCATGGCCTTGAATCAGGGTAATCGTGAATTATGTTATGAGTTTATTGAAGAATTCAGATCTCAAATTGAACAACTTAAAATGTATGTTGAATCTGAGCCTATTGCAGGTAGTGAATTAAATCGAGTTTAATTTAAAAAATAAAAGTTATGAAACTGACAGCCGAACAAATTCAACAAAATTGGACTGATTTAGAAGAAACAATCCAAAATTATATCTCAGAACCACGTAAATCAGCATTACTTGATTTTTATCAAAAATTTCAAGAACGCATTATGTTGATGCCTGCAGCACATAAAAAAGAATATCATAATGCATTCCCAGGAGGATATGTAGATCATGTTCTTCGTGTGGTAGATTGTGCTCTTAAATTAAATAATGTTTGGATTGAAATGGGAGTTGATGATACTACCTATACTAAAGAAGAACTAGTATTCTCAGCTTTAAATCATGATTTAGGAAAAATAGGAGATGAAGAAAATGAATCATACATCCCACAAACTGATCAATGGCGTAAGGATAAATTAGGTGAGGATTACATGTTTAATACTAAAGTACAATTTGCTTCAGTACCAGATCGTGGTTTATTTTTACTTCAATCTCATGGTATTCCTTATTCATTTAATGAAATGGTTGCTATTCAAACACATGATGGTTTGTATGATGAAGGTAATAAAAAATACCTAATGACATTTATGCCAGAACAAAAACCACGTACTTCATTACCATATATTGTTCATCAAGCAGATTTAATGGCTGCTAGAATTGAATTTGAAAAAGAATGGTTACCAAAATTTAAAGGTAACTTGGCTCCGGCAAAAAATAATTATACATTGACTGGCAAGCAGCCCGTTAACAAAGCTTCTATTAAAACTAAAGCCTTAGGTAATATCCAAAGTGAAGGCTTGAAAAATGTAATGGATGATTTTTTTAAAGCTTAAGTTAATTTTAATTTTTTTAACATTAGAGGTTGTGATTAAGTTCACAACCTTTTTTAATTCAACAACATGATAACAACAATTATTATTCTTTCTCTTATTATAGTAGCATTAAGCTTTACTACTTATAATTTGCTTAAGAAAAACGAAAAATGTGAGGACGTAATTAAATCATATGAAAGCTATATGGTTAATTTAACCACTACAATTGAATTTGCGGATACGAAACTTAAAGAAATTGATTTTAAGGGTACGTTTGAAGGTGATGATGAAGTAGGTTTTTTCTTTAAAACAGTACAATTCATTCAAGAACAATTAAATGACTTTAAAGTAAAATAATATATGTCTAAAAATTACTTTACTCAGGAAACGGAAGACGCAATCGTAGCTTACAATTTAAGTGAAGATTTTGATGAAAAAAGTCAAATATATGGTGATAAAATTCACTATGCGTTCTTTAAACTTACTCAAAATATAATCCATACATTTAAATTCTACTATACCGAAGTAGAAAATATTGAGGATTTACAACATGAAGTTATTACATTTCTCTTATCTAAAATTCACAGATTTGATCCTTCTAATGGAGCTAAAGCATATTCATATTTTGGAACTATTGTTAAACGTTGGTTAATATTATATAACGAAACTAATTACAAAAAACGCGTAAATTCAGTCCCAGTATCTACAATAGAGGAAGATAATGGACATTCATACGTAATAGAAGAAAATAATTCACCAAGCGATAAATTGTCTCATAATGACAAAATATCTTTATTTACAGATTTATATGTTGAGCATTGTACCAATAATATTTATACTCTGTTTCCTAAGGAAGCGGATGCTAAAATAGCAGATGCTATATTAGAATTATTTAGAAAAAGAGATAATTTAGAAATTTTTAATAAAAAAGCATTATACATTTATATTCGAGAAATGATAGATGCTAAAACTCCTAAAATTACTAAGATAGCCGACCGATTACATATTATATTTAAAAACGGCTATATCTTTTATTTAGAAAACGGATATATAAAATTTTAACAAATCCCGTATTTATAATAAATAAATATTGATAAAAATATGGATAATTTAGATTCCAATATCTTTGGTGATAAAAAACTTAAAGATTTATTCCAAGAAATATACACCAACCAAAAGAAAAAAGAAAGACAAATTTCTGCTTTGATTGAAGAATTAAAGCCAATGGTTGAAAGTATTGGGGATGCTACATTAATTGTCCCATTACTTAAAGAATACCTTGAAATAGGTGTTAAAAATGATGAACAATTAATCAAAATGGCCACTGTTATTCAGCGTTGTTTAAATGCGGGTAGTACTGGTGGTGGAGAAGGATTTGGAATATCTGAAGCTGAAAAAACACAGCTTTTAAATGATATTAATAAGTTAAATGATAATTCTAAAGAATAATGTTTAGTGGAAATTCTTATATTAAAAATAATTTTAATTCAAATACTTCTCAAGCAGTATCTAACATATTTATTCCTGTTAGAGTACTTGGTATTGTATTAGATGAATCACATCCATTATTTTCTTATTTAGGAGGATGGAATGCTTTAGGTACTATACAATATGAAATTGTTTCACAACCTATAATAGGAGTTTTTAATGAAAGTAATAAAGATATTTCTCGTGCTCTTCCCGCAACTCCTAATTTAAAGAATTATCCATTAATTAATGAAATAGTATATATATTATCTCTTCCAAATACTGAAATAGGAAATAATAATAATTCATCAATATCATATTATTTTAATTTAACTTCATTATGGAATCATCCCCACCATAATGCTTATCCTTCTATTGCTAACGAACCTTCACCTCCTCAACAAAAAGATTATTTACAAACTACAGCCGGAAGTGTTGTTACTGCAGTTAATAATCCCACCCAAATATTTTTAGGTAAAACATTTAAAGAACGCTCAAATATTCATCCTTTACTCCCATTTGAAGGTGATGTAATATATGAAGGTAGATGGGGTAATTCAATTCGTTTAGGAAGTACAGTTAAAGATACTCCAAATTCTTGGTCAAGTACAGGAGGAAATGGAGATCCAATTACTATAATCAGGAACGGACAAGGAACACAAACTCCAGAAGGATGGATTCCTATTATTGAAGATACATCCACTGATAATTCTTCTATTTATTTAACTAGTACACAAAATGTTCCTATACTTGCTTCAAGTATCAGTTATGTAAGTTATCCAGATGGTCAACAACCCACTTCTCCTAAAAATTATGCGGGTAAACAGATAATACTAGATTCAGGTAGATTAGTATTTAATACTTATGAGGACCATTTACTATTAAGCTCAGCTAAATCTATTAATTTAAATTCTCAAGAATCAGTTAATATAGATACTAGAAAATTTATAACCCAAGCCGATCAAATATTTTTAGGTAAAGAAGATTTAGCAACAGAACCATTATTATTAGGTGATACAACTGTTAATTTATTAAAAGATTTAATTAGTGCGCTAAAAAGCCTATCAGATACTTTAAAAACTGCTCAAACTGTACCCGCAGTACCTGGAATTCCATTATCTATTCCTTCATTAAACTTAGCAGCTGTAACATTATCTACTCAATTAGCAGTATTAGAAAATCAATTAGGTTCATCACCTGAAACTTGTACTATAACTTCAAAACGTAATTTTACTTTATAATTCTTTACAAAATGCCAGAAAAATGTTTAGCTTGTGTATATAATTCTGATGGTACTAGAAATTATCGTTATGCATTAGATGGTACAGATCTTTCTATACCACCAATTCCAAATTTAAATCCATTAGATATAGTAGTACCTCCTGGGAGAACAGTAGGAGATATTGCTAGAAATTGGAATGGTTTTTATGCATTTATTAGAAGAGTAAAAAATATTAATACTGCCGATCCTATACTAAATTCAGAAGAAGGGCGAAAAAATATAACAACACAACTTCTTAATGAATATAATAATAATGAAACATATCATACGAATTTTAAGTATTTAAGACCACATCCTCTTAACCGAGAAGATATTAGAGCAATTCAGACATTTACTAAAATTACGGATCCTAATGTTATTGTAGATGGATTTTTGGGTACTCAAACCATCCAAATGGAGTATCCTCGTGAAGCTGTTTATGAGGACGTAGATAGTACATTATTTGAATGGCTAGCAAAAGATCCAAGTCGTAGAAAAGAGGATTTTCCCCAATCTGAAATTAAAAAATTAAATCCTACTCAACAATTATTATTTGTAGTACCAAATGATACTGATTTTGTTCCATATATTTGGGGTAATAAAAGATATGTAGTAACTTGGAAACAATATCGTTTTAAAAATGAAAAAATATTTGATGAATCTATTTTGAATCTTCTTATACCATATGATCCTGCAATTCATAGACCATTAATTTTAAAATTTCTTCCTAAAAATTGGGATGCTATAGGTGAAAATAGTGTTTTATATCAACCAGCATCTTTAAAAAATATTGTAACTCAACAAGTTCAAGTTCAAAAGGAAACACAACAACTTAAAACTCAATTAACAAACTCTTTAACCAAAATTGTACCTAGATAATGTTAGGAGCAGATAAAATCCCAGTATTAATTGCTGAAAAAGCTCAATCCTTGATTCAACAGTTGGTTCCTACTATTACTCAAATAGTTGAAAAAACAGGAATCCAGAATATAGGTCAACCAAATATGGTAATGCCAAGTATATGTTTACCTGCAGATGATCTTCAAAATATTATTCAACTAAGAAATAATATGGTTGATAAATTAAATTCTGTATCCTCAACTATAGAACTTCTCAGTAAACCCATAGATACTTTAACCCCAATATTAGATGCTACAGAGACTGGATTAACTATAGGTAAAGCTGTTCTTCTCGGATTAGAAGCAGCAATAATAGCTGCGCCACCTGCAATACCAATTCCTGGCGCTTTAATAAATGGATATGTTAAAGCTAATGATTTAATTAATGTAACATTACCTCCTTTAATAACTACTACATCAAATAAAATAAAAACTATAACCTCAGCAGTAGGATATGCTAACGAAATTTTATTTAAGATATTAAATTTATTAAATAGTATAGATAGTTATTTAGCAGGATGTGGAGCAACAGGATCTGATTCTAAAACTCCACTTACATCTACAAATGATTATCTTAATGCAGTAGAGCAACAATATACTCAAGTTCAAGAATCCCCAACATTTTCACAAGTGTATAATGGATTTACTTTAGATATTGTTGAGGAACAGTTTTCTCCCACAGTAAAAAGAATAAAAGGAGTGGCTAAGAATCCTCAAGGTATTATATTATTACAAACACCACTCTCATTTACAACAACACCCCAAGTATTAATTGAAGAACTTAAACTAATTATTGATAAAAGCAATTTAAAAGCCAATTGATTAAATATTTATAACAAATGAAAACAGATATTTTTAAAAAACTTATTAAAGAAGCAGTCCGTGAGGCAATCCAAGAGGAAATGAAGGATCTTCTTTTAGAGGCGGTTAGATCAAATAAACAGCCTATAAGAGAATCTTTTGATTCTGAAACTCGTACTTTGAATTTTAATACTAATTCTTTACCACCTAAATCTCCTATTGATACCAAAAAAGCATATATGGATATATTAGGAGAAATGGCTCAAGGACCAAAATCTGGATTAGAAGGTGAATTTAAAATGCAAGGACCTATAGACCCAGTAAATGGAGCTTTACCTGACGGACAACTAAGTTTAGATCAAATAATGAATTTAACTAGAAGATAATGGCATTTGGCGCTAAAAAAATATTTCCAATAGATCAAAGACCTGGAACTGCAGTAGGAATATCTATTCCTTTTAATGCATCTGCAGTATTCTTTTCAACTTATACAACTAAAGATGCTATTAGAAATAACTTATTAAATTTTTTTCTAACAAATAAAACAGAAAGATATTTAAATAATAATTTTGGTGCTAACTTAAGAGCATTCATTTTTGAACAAATAACATCAGATAATTTAGATTTTTTAAAACAAGATATTCAACAATTAATTAGTCAATATTTTACTAATATAAGAGTAGAAAAATTAGATATCTTAGAATACCCCGATGCTAATGAAATTAACGTACAATTAACATATAGTATTATCAATACTGGAGTAACAGATCAAGTAGAAATAACGTTCGTATAATGGCTGCTAATAAAAATATAAAATACATAAATAAAGATTTTAATGAGTATAAAGCAAGTCTAATTGACTATGCTAAAACTTATTTCCCAACTACATATAATGACTTTAGCCCAGCATCTCCAGGAATGATGTTCATGGAAATGGCGGCATATGTAGGTGATGTTTTGTCTTTTTATCTAGATAATCAAGTTCAAGAAAACTACTTACAATTTGCTCGTCAATCAAATAACTTATTTGAATTAGCATATATGTTTGGGTATAAACCAAATGTAACAGGAATAGCAGCTACAGATATAGATTTTTATCAAAAAATACCTTCTAAACTCTCAAGTTCAGTATATATTCCTGATTTTGATTATGCGTTATTGGTTAATGAAAATGCTACTGCTACCACATCAAACGGCATATCATTCTTATTATCTGACCCAGTAGATTTTTCAGTATCTAGCTCAGGAGATCCTACTGAAATTACTGTTTATGAAAGATCAGGTATATCAACAATAGTATATTACTTATTAAAAAAGACACGTAAATCAATTTCATCTACTATTAATACTACTACTTTTTCATTTGGTTCGCCTGTTAAATTTTCAACAGTTGAAATAAATGCTTTAAATATGGTGGGTATTTTAGATATTGTAGATAGTGAAGGAAATGTTTGGTATGAAGTAGATTATTTAGGTCAAGAAATGGTTTATGATTCTATTAAAAATACAAATGTTAACGATCCTAATTTATCACAATATAGTGGAGATACTCCATATCTTTTAAAATTAAAAAAAGTACAACGTAGATTTGCTACTCGTTTTAGAAATGCAACAACATTACAAATTCAATTTGGAGCAGGAACAA